AGAACATCATCAAAAGTTTCACACTCTCCCACTTTTTTGGAGAGAAGAACTTCTTCAGAGTTTTCAAACGGAATTGAAATAAAATTACCAATTTTATAATACAGATTGATTTTATCTGCAAGATTATAAGTCGTTAGATCATCTTCACCAATACTAAAGAAATCTTGTGCGGACAATTCACTATATCCACGATAAAAAGACTTTGAGATACCAGCATACCTACGCTTCATAAGTTTTTCAATGCGAGCATCTTCAACTACATTCACAATTTGAGGATTAATTTTTCTATCTACAATCCAGTTAATATCTGGAGTGTATAAAGCATGTCCTACTTCATGCCCAACCAACATGTCATAGACAGACCCACTCGCCTTTTCCCACATTGGCAGAGTCAATACACGGGTATGAACATTGAAACAAGCAGTCTCCACTTTCTTGTGCTCAACCACAAGATCCTCAGTAGCAAGCAATTTTGCAAGTTGAGACTTGATTTCGTGGCGGACGGTCATCGGTCTGTTGCGTATGGACCTATTATACAAAAAAAGGAGGTCCGAAGACCTCCCAGTGGACAGTTTGAAAAGTGCCCATCAATACATGATGTTTCCTTTCTTATCTCTTGGCATTCCATCGCCAAGATTTTTACTAGGTGTGTTCATAGATCTTGTAGACCCATGCTCAAACTCTCTGCTTCTTGCCTTGGTATTATCTGCAGGAAGTCTCTTCTCAAATTCTCTGCTTCTTGCCTTAGATTCAACAAAATCAACAATCTCAGTTCTTGACTCTTCAGTCATGTTTGCCATGATATGAAGTGCTTCTTCCTCAGAATCAGCATGTCCTTCATCAAGAAGATAACCCTTCACAAGATCAAACATATCTGCATCTTCTTTTTTCAGAACCTCAGCAGTTTTTCCTGCAACCTTCTTCTGAAGTTCAGTCTTTGGTCTGCGAGCACCCATTCTTGCCGCTTCTGCTTCTGGTGACTGATTAGCAGGTCCGAGAACTGCTTTAACACCCTTTTTAAGGGCGTCAACAATTCCCTCATCAAGTTGCTCAGGTTGAGAGTCAATATTATTGTATGCCTCTCCAATGAGACGAAGATCTTTCGAGTTCATTTTTATGAATACTTTTTAGTTATTTATTTAAGTTTAGTGTTATATCTCTTACCACGCCAGGTGAACTCAGATTTTCCTGCTTTTCTTGCAGCAGCAAAAGTCTTATCAAAATCTCTGGCAGCAGAAGAAAGTCTTTGAGCACCTACTTTTGCCTTTTCCTGTCTTGCAGCATTAGCAGAAGCAGATCTTTCACCAGTTAGTTCTGGTTTTGGTTTAGATGCTGCACGAGTTTCTGCTCTTTGCTGTGCTAACTTTTGTTGTTTTTGATTATCAGTTACAGGAGAAGTAGTTTTTGATCCTTTATCTCCAGAAAGTGCAACACCAGCACCAGCAGCAGTAATTCCTGCAACAGCACCAGTCTTCAAATTACCTGATTTTGTGGATGTAGGAGGTTTGATTCCCGTGGATTTACCAGTCCATGCAGGAGCTGGTGCTTGTGGTTGAACAACTCTAGTATTAGCGTTAGTTCTAGGAATTACTGTTGCACCACCAGAATCTCTTGGAGTCTTATTCCATTCGGGTTTTGGAGCAGGACTACCTGGTGTTCTAACACTTGGTCTAGTGCCACGAACACTTGGTCTTGAACTACCATCCCACCATGGCTTTGGTGCTTGTTGACCAGTCAATTGTTTAGCAAGTCTTTCGGATCCCAAATCACCAATACTAAACCCAGACTTATTACCAGGAAGACCAAGATTAGGGTTTCTGGTAATATTTCTAAGATCTTGTGCCCTAGGAGACATTCCAGGAATTGTCATCTGCCCCGGAGATACTGCAGGTTTAGTAGGTGGTTTTGGAAGTGGGGAACTTGCAGCAGGAACTGGACTAGTGCTAGTAAATGGAGTTCTTCCTCTAGTAAAGTTTTGTGCCTTACCAGTTTTGGTCAAGAGATTTCCTTGAAGAGGAGTTCCCCGAACAATCTTTTTAGTTGTTGTTTGAACTGCTTTCTTAGCAGTAGGTGTCTTTAAAATGCCGGTCATCATTCCGACTGCCCTAAGCATATTAAGAACTGCCTTACTCTTATTTTCAGTAATCAGTCCATACTCGTGAACATTTGCTTCGTAGAGGTGGTTTACAACTTCGGTTGCTTCATCATCCTCAATACCTCTTTCAATAAGGTATTGATATACCTCTTCGTAAAAGTTCTCCATCTCTAAAAATACTTTTTTAGATATTTAGGAAACTACTTTACTAAACCCTTTGATCTTATCAAACTTGACTACATTTTCAAATTTGTCAAGCATATCCACTTTGTGAGATATAACAAATATGTTTGCGTCCTTGATGACATAACGAATAATCTTTAGGAACTCATCGGTTCCAAAACCATCAAGAGATGAGTCAAACACCTCATCCATAATCAACAGGTTAGTGTTAGCGGAGTTTTTGACACGCGCTACCTCACGCCAGGTGAAGAGTAGGGCAAGGTCTATTCTCATCTTTTCACCCTCACTAAAAGAACTATAAGAAAAGTCTTCGTGGATAGGGGACTTGATGGACTCGCTAAATTCTTCGTTCAGATGGAAGTTAATGTAAAAATCCATCATCTGAAGATAACGATTAACCTGTTGATTGATGAAAGGAAGATACTTCTTGATGATTTTTGTTTTTACGCCGTCATCCTTTAGAAGGGAATAGGCAAAATCGTGATAGACGATTTCTTGTTTTTTGTCTGCTAATTCTTCAATTGTCTTGTGGAGATTAGTTTTAAACTCTTCTAACTTCTCATGTTCAGTATTTCTGTTCTGTAAGTTACTGGCAATAGTTTGAATTTCATGTTCAAGTTCTCGTATCTGTCTCTGGTTGAGATTAATCCGAGTATTGTTTTGAGAAATGTCATGCGTTAGACTAGTGATCTCCTGAGATAGGTCATTGAATTGACGCTCTCTATCTTGTTCAAACTTAATGGCGTTAACGAGTTCATCGTAACCTTCCTTCAGTTCCTTTGCTTTATTTTGGGCGTCACTAATTCTATTTAAGCGAAACTCTTCCTCAATGTCCTGTTGACAGGTAGGGCAGACCGTATTTTCAGTAAAAAATTGATGCTCTTTGGTAATTGTGCCTACCTTTTGAGAGATTTTACCCTTCAAATTGTTTAGTTTTGATAACTTTTGCCTTGCCCCAGTAACCAATTCTTGCTCTTCAGTTTTTCCTTTAACTACTTTTTCTAACGAGGTATTTGTCTCAATATACTCATCAACTTCTTTCATCAAAGAAGAAATTTTATCTTTATTAGATTTAATATTTTCTTTTCCACGATTTTCAAGTTCTTCAATGAAGTTGCTCTGCATCTTCATCTTATCTTTAAGATTTTCTCTCTTCAAATCAAGAGATTTTACTTGCCCTTTCTTTTCTTTAATGACATCCTTGACAAGATTATTCATCGCAGAAAAAATACGAATGTCAAGCAAATCTTCAATAACTTCACGACGTTGTGAAGTGCTAAGTTGCATGAATGGCGTAAATCCCGCAGAACCCAGAATCACAATCTGAGTAAAAGACTTATAGTTTAATTTAAGAATATTTTCTTCAAGAATTCGTTGCATGGAGCGATCATCTGCTTCACGATGAAGTGGAGTTCCATTTACAACAATGTCAAATACGTTTGGTTTAATTCCACGACGAACCAAGTATTGACGAGAGTTTACAGAAAACTCAATCTCAACTAAACACTCTCTTTCATTTGTAGTGTTAACAAGTTGAGGTTTATTAATTTTGCGATATGGTTTATTGAACAAGACAAAGGTCAGAGCATCTAAGATAGTAGATTTGCCTGCCCCGTTTGTTCCAACAATAAGATTTGTATTGTGCTCTTGGAAATTAACTTCTGTAAAACTATTGCCCGTGCTTAAAAAATTACGCCACCGAATTTTCTGAAAGATTATCATTCTTAGGAGGTATCACAATATCATTTGCTGTAACTACAGCGTACTTATAATTATACATCTTGCACGTCCTTATGGCAAGTGGTCCATCAACTTCAACCACATCCAATTCAGTTGATTCTTCTTCTGCCTCTAAAAGTCCAATATATCTCTCTGCATCATCCTCTTCCTCAAATAGAAAAAGTACTTTTTCGCCGTTATTGTTTTGAACGGCATAAGCACCTTCGTCTTTTCTATCTCTGAGAGTAAGAAGATACATCACTCAACCTCGCACGCTTGATTATAGATTTTCTGCAGAATGCCCTTAACAACGTTTTTATCACATTCCATTTCTGCCTCATCAATATATCTATTCAAGAGAGAAATTGTATTTTCAGAATCTTCAACTTCAAAGTCTTCACTTTCATGTATTTCAAAGTTATCAATGACTTTAAGTTCTTGAACTCCTGTGCTATAAAGTTTATCAAGAAATTTTTCAAAATCTTTTGGTTTAGACTTTTTCTTAACAATAACCTTTACAATTTTTTCTTTATACTTGGTAGCATCAAATAACTTGTAATTTGTATCTTCATAATAAATGTTGAAGAAGATATTATATGGATTGTCAATATGAAAATGTTCTGAAGTTTCTGTATCAAAAATTGTAAATCCACGAGGATCATTTACATCATTCCAGAACATCTCATAAGGATTACCTAAGTAGAAAATTCGTCCATCGTCTGATCGTGTATGGTAGTGACCAGAGAAGACCTTTGTGAATTTTTCAAAGACGTTGCAATCCATACCGTCTTCCATGACGTGTCCGCGATGCGCTCTAAATCCGTTGAGCTCAAGGTGCCCCATCGCGTGTTTGCAAGTTGTACTTTTAATAGAAAGGAAACTGCTTTCAGAATTTTCTGCATTAATCCAAGGAATAAACAATACAGGTAAGTTATCTATATTTACTTCCGTGCACTCAGAATAAACTTTGACATTATCATATTCCTTAAGCAACAAATCTACAGTATTAACTTCATTTGTATTTTTGTAATATGCAGTATGATTCCCAACAATAGTATGGACTGTGACGCCCATGTCTCTCAAACGATTGTAATATGTCTCCTTTGCCCAGTCAATTGCCCACAGATCAATACTCCGACGATTATCAAAAGTATCTCCCATATCTACAACAGTAGTGATGTTATGTTTTTCTAGATATGGGAAAAAAATGTCATCATAAAACTTCTTGAAGTGATCATGAAGAAACTTAGAAGACTTTCGTGCTCCAAAGTGTTGATCTGTGATAATGGCAATCTTCATCTATTCTTATAAGTGATGTTATCCTTAATAGTATTATAGTCAGAACTACTTCCCGAAAGAGCAGTATCATCAACCATCATAACTTCATCAAACCCAGTCTTTTCAATAATCTTGGTCTTGATCTCCAGTTGCTTCTTCTCCTTCTGAATGCGTCTCAGAAAAGCATAATGAATAATCTGAGTAAAGTATGCAAATGGGTTCTTAGACTTCTCTGGATCAAAATTATGAATGTATTGAACACAATTTTCAATTCCATCAGAGATCATATCGTCTCTGAACATATAATTCACAAAATTTGGTTTATATGATAAATGAGTTGCAATCTTAAGGAAACACTCTCCAAGATAATTTGTGATTGGAGGTTTACCTTCCCATCTCTTAGAACGATCTTCTTTTGTAGGTTCTCTGCCGTACTTACTTACAAAATCTTCTTCTACTTTTGCCCTATAAACAATAAGTGCTTCCAATAACTCTTTATTATT